GGTTTGTGGGTTGGGTTGGTTGAAGCCGTAAGGCAACGAGTAAATGAACGTAAATGAAAGGCTATGAAATGGAACTCGATACAAGAATTGAAACGACACGCAAGCGCCGTCATATTTATGTTGACGCGCATGATGGCGGTGTTTGGATAAACGTGGTGGTAGAAGCTGCCCGTTGCCACGTTACGCTGACCAAGGAACAGGCCAAAGACATGATTGCCGCCTTGATTCGCATTGTTGATGCAGAGGTGACCAAATGAGCGAACAAGCCCTGATTGAACAGATTAAACAAGCCCTGCAACTTGCCCGTCAAGCATTGGAAAACACAGAAACTAACTTTATGTCAGACCAGTTTGATGTAGAAGAAAAAGCACTTGTAGCAATTGACTTTTTATTGGAGCGTCTATGAACTGGCCTTTTCCACCAGCAACAGGCGCAGTTCCTTGGACTGCCAAACAAGAACAAGCGTATCAACAAGCGAAACGCGCACAACTGCCAGAGGCTCCGTTATGAGTAGAGAAGCAATGAAGCTGGCGCTTGAGGCGCTTGAAATTTGCTCTGTTAGGCAAGAGCATCAATGGAATGGGTTGCAAAAAATCAGTATTGCAAAAGAAGCGTTAAAAGAAGCACTAGCCAAGCAAGAGCAGCGTAGCGTTAGCGAGCAACTGGGTGAGCCTGTGGCGTTGGAAACAATTTACGAAACCATTATTCATTGGGATGAAGGCGGTGGCAAACGGAGCCGCAGAGAACTGGCAAGACGCATTGAAGCGCTTTACACCACACCACAACAACGCAAGCCGCTGACGCATGAACAAGTTTACGAATTGTGGTTGGCACGTTTTGACACAAACGAATATGACGATGTTTTTATGAACTTTGCCAGAGCAATCGAAGCCGCCCACGGCATTAAGGAGTAAGACAGGTGAGATATGCAGCAAGAGTTGACGCCACGCAGGAACAAGTCGTTTCTGCATTACGGGCTGCTGGTGCTTATGTCTATCCTATTAAGTTGCCTGTGGACTTATTGGTTGGTTATAACGGCGTGACTTACTTGGTAGAAGTGAAATCTACGCACAAAAGCCTTTTAACTAGGCTACAACAGACTTTTTTTGCAAAGTGGACTGGTGGTAGGTTGGAACGAATTGAAAGCCCTGAACAAGCCTTGAGGATGATTGGAGTGATATGAAAACATTGAAAAAACAAGTTGGTGGCGCACATTACAAAGAAATGCCAATTCAGCCAGCAGAGTTCATTTACATGAACGACATTGGGTTTTTTGAAGGCAACGTGGTCAAGTACGTTAGCCGCTGGCGCGATAAGGGTGGCATTGCTGACCTTGAGAAAGCAAAGCATTACATTGATATGCTGATTGAGTTTGAAAGCCGATGAGATACGACTTAGACAGCTACGAGCAGGCGCAAGCCTTGATGAAAAATCTTTGGCCTAAAGTCCGTGAGGCTTTGGTTTATGGCAAGAAGTTGACGCTTGAGATCAAAGACGCAAGCAAAAGCCGTGAGCAAGAGCGTCTTTATCACGAACTGATTGGGCAGATTGCTAAACAAGCTCAACACATGGGCGCTAAATGGTCAGCAGAAGACTTTAAAAGGCTATTGGTTGACCAATTTATGCGTGACATAGGCCAAGGTAGCGGAAAGGTAATTCCTAACCTTGATAGCACAGGCATCGTGCAATTGGGTACACAAACAAGAAACTTTACACAAGAGCAAGGAAGCCAGTTTATTGAATGGCTTTATGCATGGTCAGCAAACAACGGAGTAACGATAGATGAACCAAGATGAAATCATTGAGATGGCTAAGTTGGCTGGATTTGAAATGGACAATAGCTGTGTTATTAGTCCACAAAACCTTTGGTATATCTACCAAGAGCAACTTGAAGTCTTTGCCAAACTGGTAGCAGCTAAAGCCTTTCCAGATGGCGTTGATGCTGAATGGATTGCAAGAAGGACTAAATACGCTGTTGAACAAGAACGTGCAAACAACGCTTTGCTTTGTTACCAACAACGTAAACATTGGGATGCGTTAGCTTGCTCTGATGCAATTCGAGCAGGAACTAGAGCAAGAGGTGAAGCATGAGCAAGCCAAGACGTAAATACAAGCCAAAAGGCGTTCGCATGGATGCTCTGACATGGGTAATCAGCGGATTCAAGAAAGTTGCAGAAGTTCCAGACGCAGGAACTAAGCTAATGCTCAAGAACCACGTTTCCTTTGACGAAATCCGCGAAGGTCGTGGCAATACAGACCATGTGGATAACTTGATTTCAATGGTCAACTGTGCCGAAGCCTTGGCAAAGCGTCAGCTTGGTCGTGATTGGCTCGATGAGATAAAGGAAGCGCAAGACGCTATTTATTACATGGCACAGCGCGGAGTAAGCGGAAAGTCGTTTACTTTCACTGGTCAAGAGCTTCAAGCAGTGCAAACTATCCTTGAATTGCATGACATTCAATTGCGTCATTGCCCTGTTAGAACGCTGGAACTAGCATTAGATGACATTGCCAAAGAGTTCAAGGCTAACAAAATGCGAAAAATTGAAGCGATTGCATGATTAAGAAACATACTTACATCCGAAGCAAAAAGCTATTGGAAGCCGCAAGAGACATTCCTTGCCAGCATTGCTACGTTGAAGATGGCACTGTTGTAGCTGCCCACACAAATTGGGGCGGTGGCAAAGGGATGGGGCGCAAGGCAGACGACAACCTGATTGCAAGCCTATGCTTTACCTGTCACGCCTCTATTGACCAAGGGTCTACCCTAACAAGAGAGCAACGACAGGACTTGTGGCAGATGGCGCACAGAAAGACGGTGCAACGCTTAGTATCTGCAAAGCTCTGGCCTCAAGACGTGCCTGTGCCTGACCTAAGACGATATTACGAACTAGAATAAGGTGCAATTTGCAGTTGCACTTATGGGTAGTTGATTCTGCCCACTTTTTTGGTAAAATACAGAAAACCAAAACGCATGAGGATTACATCTTGGTCGGTTGCATAGTTGCTCCAAGGCTGTATGCGTAAATCCGTAGTCCTCAGTCGTGTTGGTTGAGATGGTTCTTTGTTAGGCAAAGAATGAGGGGGTGTAAGCGCATCCCAAGAGGTCTTAGGTCGCTCCTAGGCAACCAACAACTTTAACTGAAAGGCTCTATATGGCTGGCTTACTCGCCCCTGCTGCTGAAATCAAGATTGAAATCGAGGAAATCGAGGCAGAAAAGCCCGTTATCGAAGGCTTGACAGCAGAATCAAACAAAAAAACACGCGACACTTTGGTGGAAACGCAAATGCTTGGCCCAATCAAAACGGCTGAAGCAAATGGCGAATTCTGGCGTGGTCTAGCTAACGTCTGGCGCATCTCTCCAGATCAAGCAAAACGCAAGCTGTGCGCTAATTGCGAATACTTTGATGACCAACCAGAAACCCTAGAGGCTATGGAAGTCGTGCCTCAAGACGAATTTGACAAAGACGGTGGTGGTCGCGGTTATTGTAATAAATATACATTCATTTGTCACACGCTTCGCGTCTGTCGCCAGTGGGAAAAATCTGAGCCGATGAAGGAAGAAGACTGATGGGAACTAAGCTCAATAAAGCTGCTCACGCCAAACTTGCAAAAGTGATGGGGGAGTACAAAAAAGGCGAGCTTCATTCAGGCAAAGGTGGCAAAGTCGTCACAAACCCAAAGCAGGCAGTGGCAATCTCCATCTCTGAAGCTGCCAAGATGATGAAAAAACGGATGAAGTAATGGCTGACTATATCGGTGCAACCCCACAAGAAAACCCATTAATGGGGCTGCTTGCCGAGCGTCTAAAGCAGGCGCAAGGATTTGCCGCCAAGCCATTTGGGTACTCCAACCCGCCTGCTGAGATGCTGATGAATCTTTTAGGAGTTCCAGCGGTACAGCAGACAGCCGAAAGAATTGCCTACGGTGAGCCAATGACTACTGGTCGCGGCATGACTACACAAATCCGACCAGAAGTAATGGAAGCCGCAATGACCGTGGCTCCTACTGCTGGTTTGCTTGGTCGTGGTGTAGAGCGTGGCGCAATGGCAGCTGGTCGTGCTGGTGAGCGTTTGGCTGAAAGAGTTGTTCCGCAAGTCATGGAGCGTGGCGGTCTGCCAGCTCAGTTGTTGGGTGACTTGAGCCAAGGCTCTGTCAGACCAATTCAAGCATGGCATGGAAGCGGAAAGTTGTTTCCTGAGTTTGACGTTACAAGAACTCCAGAGCAAGGATATGCCTACACTCGTGGTTCTTATGCTGCTGCTGCAAAACGTGAAGCAGAAGGCAAATATGCGCCTAGAGACCCTGTTTATGAAGAAAAGCTAATGGGCTTGTATAAAGCTGCTGAAAAGAAGCAGGATTACGATTCTATGGAAGTTTTAGAGGCTGCAATGCTTCATGAAAGCCCAAAGAACTTGCGTGAAACATTTGTAAACAGTGGTGACTACGATGAGAAGTTTGCAAAGAAGGCATCAAGCATCATTGACAAGATAGACACTTTCCCGAAAGAAAGCTATTTGTATAAGTTAGATATTGCAGATGAGGCGCTGCCTTCAATGCTGCAATACGATAACCCTATCTCACAGCAATCAAAAGAAGTTAAAGCATTTGCAAAAGAGCTAGGGCTGGCAGATACAGACCTTGGTGGCGACATTGTTGGAAAGCTGATTGCTCAAGACGTTACTGGCTTAAACATTCAAGAGGCAATGAAGAAGCGCGGCATCCCTGGCCTGATCTACAATTCGCCAGATGTTCAAGGCTCAGTCAACTATGTAACCTACGACCCTTCGTTATACAAAATTCTTGAAATTAACGACAAACCTTATGAACAATGGTTTCCTAGGACAAATCTGTTAGACTAAAGTTATATCAACTAACCAACGAGCCGTAAGGAATTGGTAAACAAATGAATAAACAAACTCAAAATATCGGTGGTGGTCGCCCCAAAGGTAGCCCTAATAAGGCCACAGCAGCCGTTAGAGAGGCGATCGCAGTGTTCGCAGAGGGTAACGCCCATAAACTGCAAGAGTGGCTTGATGACGTTGCTATGGGCGTAGGTGGAAACCGACCAGACCCCGCAAAAGCTGCTGACTTATATCTCAGAGCGATTGAGTATCACATTCCCAAATTGGCGCGTACTGAACACGTTGGTGATAACGATGGCCCAATTGAGATGAAGGTTACATGGGCGAAATAGTCATTCCCTACTCGCCAAGGGAGCAACAATCTGAAATTCACGACCTGATTGACGAAAAGCGTTTTTCGGTTGTGGTGGCTCATCGAAGGATGGGTAAGACTGTTTCGGCTATCAATCACTTGATTAAAGCTGCAATCCTTAATGGCAAAGAAGCGCCTCGCTACGCCTACATTGCTCCAACCTACGGACAAGCCAAGCGGGTAGCGTGGGATTACCTTGTGAAGTACGCAATGCCAATGGGCGGGACTGAAAACATCTCAGAGCTACGGGTTGACTTCTGGGGCAGACGTATCCAGTTGTACGGCTCAGACAACCCTGAGAGCCTTCGCGGTCAATACTTTGACGGGGTGATTCTTGATGAAATCGGCGACCAAAACCCAAAAATCTGGACTGACATTGTTCGACCTGCACTTGCAGACCGACTTGGTTGGTGCTTATTTATCGGAACGCCTAAAGGCCACAATCACTTCAAAGAACTGCGAGACAGAGCAGAAAAAGAAGACGATTGGGGTTTGCTTGAGTTCAAAGCATCGGAAACTCAAGTGATTGCTGAATCAGAGCTGAAGGCTGCTATGTCTGAGATGGGTGACGATAAGTACCTACAAGAGTTTGAGTGTTCGTTTGACGCCGCTGTTGAGGGTTCTTACTATGGCTCGTTGATTAACGATCTAGAGGAAAAGAAACACGTTCAAGAGATTCCAAGGGATGACCTTTGTAAGCTGGTCACGGCTTGGGACTTAGGCATGGGGGACAGTACGGCTATCTGGGTGGCTCAGATTGCAGGCTCAGAGATTCGTTTGATTGACTATTACGAGAACAATGGCGTTGGCCTTGATAACTACGTCACCTGGCTGCGGAACAACAATTACGACAAAGCCGAGCATATCTTGCCGCATGACGTACAGGTTCGAGAGCTTGGGACAGGTAAAAGCCGCATGGAAATGCTGACAGACGCAGGATTAAATATCAAGATTGCGCCTCGCATGGGTGTTGATGACGGTATTCAAGCTGTTCGCAGGATTCTGCCAAGGTGCTGGTTTAACGTGCCAAACGTCAAGATTGGCTTGAACGCGCTGAAGAATTACCGCAGAGCCTATGATGAAAAGCGCAAAATCTACTTTGAGCGCCCACTACACGATTGGTCGTCACACGCAAGTGACGCTTTCCGTTACCTTGCCATCGGGTTAGACGAATCTACGTCTACTTGGGGTAAATCTATTAACCAACCAGCGAAATGGGTAGTCTGATGCAACTAATGATGAAACAGGGAAACCTGATTGATGCTCGTGCTTTTGCACTTTTACAAAACCGTGTTACAGAGCTTGAAAATCTTGTAAAGTCGTTACAATCGGAGCAACGCCCTAAGTTGGGCAGGCCAGCAAAGGTAAATGATGAGCCAAGACAAACTCAAGTCGATAATCCAAGCCGAGATTGACGGTAGCCTCGGATTCTTAGAAACAGAAACAACCCAACAGCGCCAAGAGGCGTTGCAGGCATACCTTCGTAATCCTTACGGCAACGAGATTGAAGGCAAGTCCAGCATCGTAACTGGCGAGGTTGCAGAGGCCATTGATGGCGCTTTGCCGCCTTTGGTGCGAATCTTCACAGCCTCGGATGAGGTTGTTCGCTTTGACCCTCGCGGCCCTAATGATGAAGCTGGCGCTAAACAAGCGACTGAGTACGTCAATTGGGTGTTTAACCGCGATAACTCAGGCACGATCATTCTTCACAACTGGTTCAAAGACGCGCTGCTGCAAAAGGTTGGCGTGGTCAAAGCCTATTGGGAAGACAAAGAAGATGTGCGGAAAGAAAAGTACCGCGATCTTTCTGAAGATGAGCTTGCAATGCTTTTGTCCGATAAGTCAATGGAAGTTGTTGACAAGGATGAAGTAGAGAATATTTTGCTCGACCCTCAAGGCAACGAAGTGCTTGACCAGATGGGTCAGCCCGTCACTTACAAGTCTTTCAGCGTAACGGTTGGCAAAAAGTCTAAGTCTGGTCGCGTTGTCGTTGAGAACGTGCCACCTGAAGAATTCCTGATCTCTAAACGAGCCAAGACAATCGAAGATTCGCCTTTTGTTGCTCACCGCCGATTGATGACCCGCAGCGACTTGATCGCTATGGGATTTGATGAAGACGTAGTAACAGGCTTGCCTTCTTCTAGTGCGCTAACGTACACACCAGAGCATTTGGCTCGTTTCTCCAATGGTGAATTGGCTGAAGACTTGGCTGGTGGCGATGAGGCAATGACTACGGTTGAAGTCTTTGAGTGCTACGTTAAGTGCGATATGGATGATGACGGTATCGCTGAACTGCGCCAAGTGTTCTATGCTGGCAATGACATTTTGAGCGATGAAGAATGTGACTATGTGCCGTTCTACTCAATCTGCCCTATTCCAGTTCCACACAAGTTCTTTGGTCAATCTTTAGCAGATCGTACAACTGACATTCAGTTGATTAAAACAACCATCACACGCCAGATTCTTGATAACCTGTATCTGACTAACAACGCTCGCGTTACGGCTGTTGACGGTCAAGTAAACATGGATGACCTGCTTACATCTACCGCTGGTGGTGTAATTCGCGTAAAGTCTGCTGGCGCTGTGCAACAGTTGGCAGTGCAAAACGTGGCTTCTCAGGCTTTCCCAATGCTGCAATACTTGGATTCAATCCAACAAAAGCGCACAGGCGTGACCGAAGCAAGCCAAGGTCTTGACCCATCTATCCTGCAAAACGTCACCGCCGCCGCTGTTGCTTCTATGCAACAAAGTGCTGCTGGCAAGATTGAGATGATTGCTCGAATCTTTGCTGAGACAGGCGTTAAAGAGCTGTTCAAAGGCATCTTGCATCTTCTCTGTAAGTACCAAGACAAGCCTCGTATCGTTCGTATGCGCGGTAACTACACAGCTTTTGACCCTCGTGAGTGGTCTAACCAGTACGATGTTGACATTAACGTGGGCCTCGGCGCTGGTAATCGCCAAGAGCAAATGGCTATGTTGAACATGGTTCTCGCCAAACAAGAGCAAGTGCTTCAGCAAATGGGGCCAGCTAACCCGCTAGTTTCTATGGGTCAGTACCGCAATACATTGGGCCGTATGGTTGAAGCCGCTGGTTTCAAAGATTCTGCTGAGTTCTACAAGGCCATTACACCTGAACAAGATCAGATGATGAGTCAGCCACAACAACCGCAGCAGCCACCTGTGCCGCCTGAAATTCAAGCGTACATGGCTAAGACGCAGGCTGACATTCAGGCACAACAGATGAAGGCTGAAGCTGACATTCAATTGGCGCGTGAAAAAGCTATTGCTGAATTGCAGTTGATGCGTGAAAAGAACGCGGCTCAGATTCAGTTGGAGCGTGAGAAAGCAGCCGCAAAGATGCAGTTGAGAGAAGAAGAATTCATGGCTGAAGCTCGGTTGAAGGCCATGAAGGTTGGCGCAGGCATTACATCTAACGTGGAAATCCCAGGCTAATGGAATACAGAGAGGCAAGCCACAATGTAAAAGATGTGGCTAAACTTTTATCTAATTTTTTAGATGAAAGCGTCTTCTCTGACATGATTGCTTGTGATGAGAGCGTTAGAAAGATTGTAGAAAGCGACAAGTTTTTAACGATTGTTGTTTATGACGTAGAGCCTGTGGCATTGTTCATTGCTTACACATACGAGCATCCAATCTTTAAAGGAAAATTGCTTTCTGGAGATTTGTTGTTATATGTTGAGCCATCTCACAGAGGTGGTTTGATTGCATCAAAACTTGTTAAAAAATATACAAAGTGGGCTGAAGATAAAGGTGTGAACTACATTCAAATCGGGCAGTCTACTGGTGTCGGAAACATTGAACGAGTGTCTAAATTCTATGAAAGTCAAGGATTTAAGACGGTTGGCTTTAATACTTTGAAAGAGGTCTAATATGTGCGGTGGATTTGTTGGCGGGTTGGTGAATGACATTGGTGATGCAGGACAAGGCGTTGTAGACGCTGTGTCTGATGTAGGCTCTGCAATAGATGATGAGATTCTTCGCCCTGTAAACGATGAGTTAGCTGGCCTTGACGATTTTGTAAACGAAAACGTGCCAGGCGGTTGGGCTGGAGTAATTTTGATTGCAGCAGGCGTTTATTACGCGCCTGAAATTGGAGCTTACTTCAGTTCAACTGGTGAGGTGATGACTGCCGAGCAAGCTGCTGCTGCTACGGCTGAAGCTGGCGCTGCTGAAGCTGGTGCATCTGCTGGCGCTAGTATGACAGCAGCCGAAGCAAATGCCGCAATCGCGGCTGAACAGGCTGGCGCTATGACAGCAGCAGAAGCTAATGCAATGATTGCGGCAGAGCAATCAGCCGCCGCCGCAGCCGCATCTGCGACTCCAGCGCAAGTTGCCGCGGCTAAAGCTGCTGGCATGACGTTAATGGATTATGCAAAGGCTGGCCTTTTAGTTAATGCTTTAACTGGCGACCCGCTTGGTTTGTCTGGTGGAACTGGCGGTGGTGGCGGTGGTGGTGGTGGCTCAACAGGATTTGGACAAGTTGATATTCCTGCTGAGTGGAAATCTCCAACTTATGCCGCACCTTCTGCGCCGATTGATCTAAACTCGATCTTTAGCAACCAGAATATGCTTGGTGGCACACAGTGGCAAAACCTGCCTAGCCAACAACCAAATGTGTCATTCAATGATATATTTGCATCAGGACAACAACAAACGCCAATGGGTACGCCCGTTGACATTAACCAGATCGTGAGTGCAATCCTTGGACAAGCCGCAACTAGCCAAAAATCTGCTTAACGATGAATTCTTTATGGGCGAACTTGAAGCCCTAAAGAACGCAGAGTTGCAGACTATCGTTTATTCATTGCCTAATCAGGTGGAAGAACGAGAAGTTGCGTATTCCAAGATAAACGCATTACAATTAGTTATCGCGCACTTTGAATCAATTGCCGCTACAAGCGAGATTGTCAAAAAGCGCTGGAAGATTCTGTAAGGAAACTTACACCGTGGTCACGGATTGACTGACAACTTGGGTAGAAAATGAGCGAAGCCACGACACCTACGGGTAGTGAATCGTTAAATGTGAATCAAGCTGCAAATGCTTTTTTCGGCATGATGGGTACTGACGAAGGCGCTGAAACCAGCCAACCAGAAGAAGTAACCGAAGACGAAGAAGTCATTGAAGGCGAGTCAGAAGCTGAGTTGGTGGATTCTGAAGAAGCAGAGCAAGAGCAAACTAGCACTTTTAAGGTCAAAGCGGCTGGCGAAGAACGTGAAGTTACTCTTGAGCAGCTTATTGAGGGCTACCAACTAGGTCAAGACTACACAAAGAAAACCCAAAAGCTCTCTGAAGATAAGCGTGTCGTTGAAGCTGAACGCACAAAGATCGCAGAAGCAAACAAATTAAGAGACCAGTACGCCCAACGCTTGCAGATGATGGAACAATTCCTGAATCAGCAAAACAAAGGTGAAAATCTTGAGGCTTTGAAAGAAGTTGACCCAATCGGCTATGCCGTTAAAGTCGCTGAACAAAACCAACGAGAGAAGCAGTTAGCAGTCCTGCAACAAGAACAGCAACGCATTGCCCAACAGCAACAAGCCGAGCAATCTGAGCGCCTGCAAAGCCATCTCGCTGAAGAAAGTCAGAAACTTACGTCAGCTATCCCAGGTTACGGAAACCCTAAAGAGGGCGACCAAATCCGCAAAGACATTCGCGATTACGCAAAGTCAATCGGATGGAGTGACCAAGAGCTTGCAGGGTTGTACGACTCTCGTGCTGTTTTGAGTTTGTATCATGGCATGAAGTATTCAAAACTTCAGAGCAATAAGCCTTCAATCGCCAAAAAGGTGGAAGCAGCTCCGAAGATGATGAAGGCTGGAACATCAACGCCACGAAATTCAGCCTCAGAGCAGCAAAAAAACACATTGGCGCAGTTGAAGCGAACTGGTAAAGTTCGTGACGCTGCAAACGCATTTGAACGATTCTTATAAGGAAACTTGAATCATGGCAACCTACCAAACCTACACCGCTATTGGTCAGCGCGAAGACCTGTCTGACGTTATTTATAACATCAGCCCAACTGACACCCCATTCATCTCGTCTATCGGCAAGGGCAAAGCCACTGCTACTTACCACGAGTGGCAAACTGACAGCTTGGCTTCGGTCAACACTTCTAACTTCGCTGTTGAAGGCGCTGCTGCATCTGATGCAACTATGTCTCCTACAACCCGCGCTGGCAACCGCACCCAGATCAGCCAAAAGACTGTCAAAGTCTCTGGCACTTTGGATGCTGTGGACAAAGCTGGTCGTAAGTCTGAAAAGGCTTACAGCTTGGCTAAAGCCTCTGCTGAAGTTAAGCGCGACATGGAAGCCATCTTGTTGAGCAACCAAGCATCTTCTGCTGGTGACGCTTCTACTGCCCGTAAATTGGGTGGCTTGCAAGCATGGTTGGCAACTAACGGTGACTTCGGTTCAGGCGGCTCTGCTGGCGCTTCTGGCTCAACAGCCCGTACCACTGGTACTGACCGTACTTTCACTGAAGACATCTTGAAGACTGTGGTTGCAGAAGTCTACACTGCTGGCGGTTCGCCAAAAGTGTTGATGGTTCGCCCTAACCACAAGCAAGTTGTGTCTGCCTTTGCTGGTATCGCTGCACAGCGTTACATGGCTCCTGCTGATGCTCCTACGACCATCATCGGTGCTGCTGACGTTTACATGAGCGACTTCGGTTCTATCTCTGTTGTGCCTAACCGTTTCATCACTACAACTGATGTGGCGTTTATCGTTGACCCAGATATGGCTTCTGTTGCTTACCTGCGCCCATTCCAAACAAACGAATTGGCAAAAACTGGTGACGCTGAAATGACTCAATTGCTGGTGGAATACACCTTGCAAGTGTCTAACGAAGCTGCTCACGGCATCATCGCTGACATTACCTAATAGGTAAAAAAGCAAAACAAAGCGCCTCTATGTTCACGCATAGGGGCGTTTTTGTTAGAATCTAATCATGGACACACCTATTCAATATCGCAAACAAACTGCCCACCAAGATGGTGATGGCGGCGTAATCATTGCTACCAAGCAAGATGTTTCTGGAATTATTGAAACGAATAAACGTGAATTTAATTCCTACGATGAACGTGCAAAATGGTCAGATCACCTATTTGGGAACAAGATTGCATCAATTCCAAACACCGTGATTGATGATTTGAATAAGCAAGGCATCATGCGTGGGTTTGCAATTGTGGATGAAGTGCGTTTTGCATCATTCCTAAATGACCCAATGAATCGCGCTTGGCGCACACGACCAGGACAAGTATGAGCATCGCAACCTACTCTGAGTTAAAGACAGCCGTTGCCAATTACTTGGCTCGTACTGACTTGACCGACCAAATTCCTGACTTCATTCGATTTGCAGAGCTTCGTTTGCGCCGTGAGTTGCGTATTCGTCAAATGCTCAAATCGGTGACTACTGCAACAACAGGCGGTGATTCAACTGTTGAATTGCCAAGTGACTTTCTTGAGATTCGTGACTTTGCCGTTGTGACAAACCCAATTCAGCCTCTGACTTACTCAAGCCCTGCTGTTTTTAGTCGCAACACTCGTTCAACTGAAAGCGGTAAGCCTCTAGATTACACAATCTTGGCCTCTGAGTTTCAGTTGGCTCCTGTACCTGATGGCACTTACACGCTGAAACTGTTGTACTTTGCAGCTCCTACATTCTTGGGCGATACAAACTCAAGCAACGTATTCCTAGCAAACTCACCTGATGCGCTTTTGTACGCTTCACTTATTGAAGCAGAGCCTTACATCATGAACGATGCTCGAATCAATACATGGGGGACTATGTATGACCGCGCTATCTCCACAATCACCAAGTCTGACGAATCTTCTCAGTATTCTGGTGTTCCACTGTCAATGACAACCACACTGAGGTAATTTATGTCTGAAATGAGTAACTACTTAGAGAACGCACTGGTTAATGCAACCTTGCGTAATACCGCTTATACAAGCCCATCGGCTGTGTACTTGGCTCTTTACACTGCTGACCCAACAGATGCTGATTCAGGCACTGAAGTCTCTGGCACTTCATACGCCCGTCAAGCCATCACTTTTGGCGCACCTTCTAACGGCGTGACTACTAACTCTGCTGCAATTGAGTTTCCTCAAGCTGGTGGCTCATGGGGTACGGTTACACACGTTGGAATCCGTGACGCTTCTACTTCTGGCAATCTGCTGTTTCACACTGCCTTGGATGCTTCAAAGACCATTGCAACTGGTGACGTTTTCCGTGTTGCCTCTGGCTCGTTGAGCGTAACCTTGGCGTGATATGGCTGATCTGCTCCCACCGTGGACAATTGACAGCCTAGACAATCTCAAGGCTAGTCTTGACGATTTAACGCTGTCTCTTGACAGTGAGTTATATACAACGTCAGTCACACTGTGGGATGCTTACGGCTCGGTCAATGCGACTGCAACTGTAAGCTCTGGGTCAACCATCACGTTTGGAGCTTCGGCTTCTGTCTCCACTTCGGCGACAGTATTGTGTGAAGCAATCAGGGTTGTCATTGGCACTGGCTCAATAGAAGCCTCTGCAAGCGCTTCATGCGATGCGACTAGGGTTTGTATTGGCAATGCCTCAATAACGGCCTCTGCAACCGTTTCTGCTAATGCACAGCGTGTTGCTATTGCTTCTGCTGATATTGTTTGCAATGCAACTGTTGAAGCTAATGGTGGTCTGCTGTTAAGTGGTGTTGCAGATGTAGCGTGTTCCGCTACGGTAAGCGCTGATTCTGTCCGTGTTCGCACTGCTGATGCGGCTATCTCTGCTGATGCAACATTTACTGCTTTGGGCGGTATAACTGCAAACGCTGATGCTTCTTTTGTCTGTGAAGCAACCGTTACTGCTGACGTTTATGCAGTTTTTGACTTTGCTGGTTCAATCAATTGCGAAGCGATCATTGTCTGTAATGGCGTGAGGATGGGCGACAATTGGGGCGATGTTGCAGGCTCTGATAACACTTGGTCTGATGTGTCGGTAGGTGGAAGCACTTGGACTGATGCAAGCGCAAACTCAAACACTTGGGAAGATGTTTCTGCGGGTTCTAACTCGTGGTCAGATTCATCTACTTCGACAAATACATGGTTAAGACAGGGCTGATATGGCTACACAACGAATTCCTTTTGGCGAGTGGATGCCAGATCAGCCTGGCATTAGCGGCGCTTTGACTGACGCTAAGAACTGCGTTTCTCAGGCCGTTGGTTATGGCCCATTCCCTCAAGCTGTGGCTTTCTCTGCTGCGGCTGCTGAGAATCTAACAAGTGTTTTTGCTAGTAAACAACCAGATGGCGTAACAAAGCTGTTCGCCGCTGGTCGCACTAAGATTTACACAGTTTCTGGTGTTGGCGCTGTAACAGAAGTCAATTCTGGCTATTCAACGTCAGCAAGTGAGCGTTTCCGCTTTACTCAGTTTGGCGATGTTGTTATTGCTACCGATAATTCATCAAAGTTGCAGGCGTGGACATTAGGGACTTCTACCGCATTTGCTGACTTGGCTGCTTCTGCTCCAGTGGCTAAATACATCACAGTCGTTCGTGATTTTGTTGTGGTGGCAAACACTTTTGAAAGCTCAAAGCAAGAGCAATACCGTGTTCGTTGGTCTGGTATCAATGATGAGACTACATGGACACCTTCATCGACTAATCAAGCTGACTATCAAGACATTGCCGATGGCGGTCAGATCATGGGCATCCGTGGTGGTGAGTTTGGGCTTGTTCTATGTGAGCGAAGTATTCACCGCATGAGCTATATTGGCTCACCGCTGATTTTCCAGTTTGACAACATTAGCCGCAACAAGGGTTGCATGGTTTCTGGCTCTATTGCTCAATATCAAGGCATCACATTCTTCTTGTCTGATGATGGTTTCTATATGTGCGATGGTCAAAGTGTTCAACCAATTGGCTCTGAAAAGGTAGACCGTTGGTTCTTGGATGACGTAAGCGAGAACGATTATGGAACTATGTCAGCAGCCGTTGACCCTGTTCGTAAGCTGATTCTGTGGAACTATAAGAGCAAAGACGGTTCACGCAAGCTAATGGCTTACAACTTCAACACAAAAAAGTGGACTTACACAGAAGCTGGCACAGATTTTATTTCTGACGCTTCTAGTGCATCTTCTACGCTTGAAGAACTTGACAGCATCAGCTCATCTATTGATGCGCTTGCTACGCCAATGGATTCAATCCTTTTTGCTGGCGGTAAATACTTCTTGGGCGGCACTCTTGCAACAAAGGTAATGACCTACACAGGCACACCAATGACAGCACGAATCCAGACAGGCGACATTGAAGCTGGCGGTCAGTCGTTGGTTACTTTGGCTCGACCACAAGTAGATCAAGGCTCTGCGACTGTTTCAATTGCTTCGCGCCGCCTTTTGAATCAGGATATTACTTACAGCACGCCAGTGGCTGCAAGTGACGATAACCGTGTTTCATTGCGTGGATCAGGCAAATACCATCGTATTCAGGTAAACCCTACTGGTGATCGTTGGAAGTCAGCCGTTGCCGTAGATATTGACCTAGTTGGTCAAGGGGTTCGCTAATGTTTAGAGTTCTACCGCCTTTTGGTGGCGACCCTCGCGCTACGGCTGAAGTCGTCAACGGAATAATGAACGGCAAGACCAATAACACTGGTCTAGTAACGCTGGCTACTGGAAACGCTACGACAACAACAATCACTGATGAACGTATTAGTGTAGACAGCAAGATTGTGATTATTCCTTTCTCTGATGCTGCTTATGAAGATTCTGCTCCTTACGGGCAGTTCACAAATAACAACGATCAGTCTTCACCTAGCGCTGGCTCAACTGCCGTAGTAAATTTTGATACTACCGAGTTTGCAAGTGGTACGTACATTGCAAGCGCAACCAAGATTTACGTTAGAAACAAGGGCATCTATAACGCTCAGTTTTCTATGCAGCTTGCCAACTACGCGAATTCTTTGGAATATGCAGACGTTTGGTTTAGGGTAAATGGAACTGATGTAGTAAGAAGCGCAAGCCGTTTTGACCTTCAGGTTAGAAAATCTGCTGGTGTTCCAAGTCATTTAATTGGTACTGTTAACACATTTCTTGATCTAGATGCAGGAGATTACATTGAGCTGGCTGGCTCTGTTTCAAGCACTGACGTAAGGTTAGAGACTTACGCTTCTGATGCCGTAGTCCCAAGACCAGCAATTCCTGCTGTAATTTTTACTGTGAACTACGTTGCTCCAATGGCTTACTCAAACATTTATGTGTCTGAACAAACAAAAGGGCAGGCAACCTTGTCTCACTATGCAAACTCAACATCAAACAAAACTTACGCCTACATAATCGTAGGATAAATGTATAATTGGCTCCGTGGATGACCCGCTACGGAGTCCCTTAAAGAAAGGCACTTATGGCAGTCGAAACAACCACATCCACACAGACCACGCAGATTGACCCAACAATTCAGCCATTCCTGAAATACGGATTGAATGAAGCGCAACGTCTGTATCAAGCTGGTGGCCCACAATACTATCAAGGTCAAACATACGTTGGCCCTTCTGATGCTACTCAGACAGGTATTCAAGCCCTGCAAGCTCGCGCTCAAGCTGGCAATCCTTTGCTTGGTGCTGCACAGAATCAGCTTTATGGCACTGTGCAAGGCGACTACCTTGGTGGCAATCCTTTCTTTTCTGGCGCTTTCCAGCCTGCTGCACAAGCCGCAACTGACGCATTTAACACCGCAATCGGCAACGTAACATCTGCTGCTTCTAAGGCTGGTCGTTATGGCTCTGGCGCTATGCAAAACCTACAAGGTGCTGCTGCTGGTCAATTGGCAAAGTCATTAACAGGCACTGCTGGACAACTTGCATATCAGAATTACGCTGATGAACGCGCTCGCCAACAGCAAGCAACATTTGGCGCGCCTGCAATGGCTGAAGCCGATTACGCTGACATTAACAAACAACTTGCTGCTGGTCAGTTGCGTGAAGGCTATCAAAACACAGCCTTGCAAGCTGATATGGCTAAATACAACTATGAGCAACAGTTGCCACAGGCTCAGTTGACAAACTACTTGAATCAAGCCTACGGTTTCCCTGCTGGCAAGACTCAAACAACACAACAACCCTACTTCACTAACCCAACAGCTACCGCTTTGGGTACTGGTTTGTTAGGTGTTCAATTGCTGAATTCTGCATCCCCTTACATTGATAAAGGGATGAACTGGTTAACAAGCAGTTGGGGTAGCAGCAGCAATCCTAATGGCTTTGTCTAATTGAGGTAAATATGGCACTTCTAGATTCTTTCTACGGCGAAACGCCTTCTTACCTTGGCGGTCTTCTTGGTGAAGATGAGCTGAAACGCCTTCAAAATCAAGCTCAAGGTCAATCGAATCTGAGCATGGCTACTGCTTTGCTTCAGGCTGGCGCACCAAGCCGTACACCTGGCGGTGGCGCTTTGGCTATTGCTCAAGGTTTGCAAATGGGCCAACAGGCTTACAAGCAGGCTTTGAATCAAGGTCTTCAAGAAAAAATGGCTGGTATGCAAGTGCAAGATATGTTGCGTAAGCAGCAAGAAGCTCAAGCTGTTCGCAATTTCTTGCCTCAACTTATCCAGCCTGGCGCTGTTGAACAAAACTGGTCTGGCGCTCCTGAACAGATTGGTAATTACTTTCAAACAGGTCAAATCCCAACGCAACAAGGCCCATCAACTATTAACCGTGATGCTTTGCAACGCTTGGCTTTGGTTTCTCCTGAGACTTATGCTAAGTACAAACCAGAGTACAAAGAGGTTAATGGTCAATTGGTGGAGATTTCTCCATTGACAGGCGTTAGCACTGTGGCTGGTATGGCTAAAGAAGATTTGGCTGGCCCTGTAAAGCAGGCCATGCAAGTGCTTGGAATCATGAAGCCATTTGCTCAAGTCACACCACAAGAGCGCTCTGCAATTGGTAACTACATTGATCGTCAAGAATCCTTGAAGGCTCCAAAGGTTGCTGTTGATTTGAAAGACCCAACTGCTGTTGCAAAAGCTCAGGCTGATTTGTTAAAAGATTGGCGTAGCGTTGTTAAAGACAGTGGCGCAACCGAAGTTGCTAACCGTTTCCGCTCATTGGGTGCTGCCATTGGCGAAGCAGATCAAGGAAATAAAGCGGCTGATGGCGCGATTATCTACAACATCGGCAAGATTTATGACCCTTCAGGCGCTGTGCAAGAAGGCGACAAAAACACAATTCTTGGCAATCGCTCAATTCCTAACGAAGTCAAAGCCTACGCTCAGAAAGTGTTTACTGGCGGTTCGTTGTTGCCTGAAGAACGCAAAGGTCTTTACTCTGTTGCTGGTGCAATGGTTAAAGAGCGTCAGAAGCAGTTGCAATCAGATCAGTCTAACTACAAGTCGTTGGCTACTCAGTTAGGCGGTACTGGCGACTTCATCAAAGACCCTTATGCTGATGTTTTTAGCCCAAAGTTGCCAAATGATGCAGCAGGTCAAGTTGATCTGATGAGCTTGGTCCGTCAAGAGCAGGCTCGCCGTAGAAAGGCTCAATAATGGCTTTAGACCTTACAAAACTTTCTGACAAGGACTTGGATGCGTTGTTAAACAACGATCTAGGTTCTATGTCTGATGCTGGACTTTCAGTTCTTTCTGGTGAGCCTGAAAAACTGGCTCCAGTAAAGAAGATGACTGCCAAAGAGGAAGTGCAGGCCGCTTTCGGTTTTGACAAGCCAAAGCAGCCTGCACGAACAAGTGGCGAACTATTGCGCGATTTGGGTTTAACCGCCCGTGGCGCTTTAACTGGCGCTGCTTCGTTGCCAGCAATGATTGCAGACGCTCCTGCTAGTTTGATTAACCTTGCCGCAGGTCGTCAGATATACAAGCCACAAACTGAAGCGTTTGGTGATTTCCTGTCTGCTGTTGGTATGCCCAAAGCAAATACGGCTCCTGAACGATTGCTTACAGAATCTGCTGCTGCAATTGGTGGTGTTGCTGGCCCTGGCGCGTTGGCTCAGAAAGTAACTCAAGCTGTTGCTCCGCAATTGGCTAGTCGCACACAAGAGCTTGCCAAGTTCTTTGGTGAGAATATGCCTGCACAGTTGGCGGCTGCTACTGGTGGTTCAATGGCTGCTGGTGCTGCAAGAGAAAACGATGCAAGCCCGTTGATGCAACTGATCGCAAGTATTAGTGGCGCTGCTACACCTTCAGGCGCAATGGCTGTTGCTCCAGCTGCTGGTCGTGCTGTTCGTGAGATTGTTCGACCTGGCACACAAGCAGGTCGTGAAGCAATCGCTGGCGGCGTGTTGCGTCAATTGTCACGCGAGCCTGAAACAGCTATTAAGGCTATGGAAGGCTACCAAGCTCCTGTCGGTGGCTATACACCTACCGCAGCGCAAGCAAGCCGTGATGTTGGTTTAATCGCTGCTGAGACTCCAATTCGTGCCTTGGATATGACAGGTAAGTTTGGCGCTCAAATCGGTGAGGCTAACCAAGCTCGATTGGCTATTCTTGACCGTTTGGCTAAAGATAAGGCGGCTGTTGAATCTGCTGTTGCAAAACGTAACGAAGTCACTTCTCCATTGCGTGAAGCGGCATTTGCAAAGTCTACGGTAAGCCCAGAGACTTTCCAATCTGCTGTGGCTTTGAACGTCAATCAAACTATTGATGACATTCTTGCTTCTGATGCTGGCGCTCGTGGCACTGTTAAAAAGACAATGAATTGGGCTAAAGAACAATTGGCTGACGGTACTACGCCACAACGTATGTACGAAGTCCGTAAAGACTTGCGTAGTGCTGCACAAGGCTTGCTTGATAAAGAAGGCTCTCAATACAGCTTGGCTAAAGGTCAATTGGAGCAAGTCATTCGCGCTGTTGACGACACTATTGAAGGCGCAGCGCCTGGCTATCGTGACTACTTGAACAAATATGCCAAGTCAAGCAAAGGCATTGAACGCCTTGAAGCTGCTCAAGATTTCAAAGGAAAAGTCTTAACCACTACGCCTGACCCATCTCGCGTTGGTGATTACATGATTTCACAGCCTGCTTTTACTCGTGCAATTCGTGCGGCTGAAAAAGATACAGACCTGTCTAAAACTCAGTTTGCAGTCTTGAAGAAGGTTGCAGAAGATTTAGATGCTGGCGTGTTGCAACGCGCAGGCAAAGTGCCTGGCTCTGACACATTCAAAAACTTGAGTACAGCAAACGTCATCGGAGCTTTTATTGGCAAGCAAATGTTTGGCGAAGTGCCTGCTGCTGTCAATAAAGTCGCTGCTCCATTAAACTGGCTTTACAACGGAACTGATGACCAGATTCGTGAATTGTTGGTTGATGCAATGCTTGACCCTAAACTTGCATCTAGACTGATGAGTAAAGCCTCTGTGGTGTCAATTGAGCCACTGAGCAAAGAACTTCAACGCAAAGCCATTGCCGCAGGTTATGGCGCTTCATTTGGATTAACGGAGAAATAAATGCCAAAAACGAAGATAAGTGAGTACAGCGCAACCGCTAACTCAAACACAGACGTAGCGTCAATTAACATTGACGAAGGCTGCGCACCTAGCGGTATCAATAACGCTATTCGCGCTGTTATGAGCCACTTGAAGGACTTTCAAGCTGGAACTAACTCAGATTCATTTAACGGCCCTGTTGGTACTACAACTCCTGCTGCTGGCGCTTTCACAACACTTTCAGCAACTGGCCAGGTAACGTCTACTGTCACAACAGGAACTGCGCCTTTAGTTATTGCATCAACTACTAAAGTCACAAACCTTAACGTAGATCAGCTAGATGGTGCTGATTGGGCTGCGCCACCTGCAATTGGTAGCGGAACGCCTGCGGCTGGTTCGTTTACCAATTTATCGGCAACGGGTAACGTAACGCTTGGTGATGCTGCTGCTGATACTGTTACTGTAAACGGCACGACTAACTTTGCTGTTGCGCCTACCGTTGGCGGTGTTGGCCTTGGTATGGGCTTCAAGAACCGCATCATCAATGGTGCGTGTGTAATTGCACAAAGAGGTACAGGTTCTGTTACAAACGATGCAGCGCAAAATTTGTATGCTGTTGACAGAACGGGTATTTACGGGGATGTATCGTCAAAATTTACAGCTCAACAAAATGCAGGGTCTGTTACGCCGCCAGCAGGTTTTTCAAACTATCTTGGCATTACATCTTCATCTGCATATTCAATTGGCTCTGGTGCAGTAAACATAGTCTTTCAAAACATTGAAGGCTATAACGTAGCAGACTTGGCATGGGGTACAGCATCTGCCGCAACAGTAACTTTGTCTTTCTGGGTTCGTTCTAGTCTTACTGGAACATTTGGTGGAGCCTTACGCAATAGTGCATCTAATAGAAGTTATCCCTTTACCTATACGGTTTCAGCGGCAAACACTTGGGAGCAAAAGTCAATTACGATTGCTGGCGATACAAGTGGCACTTGGCTGACTGACAACGGAATTGGAATTCGCATAACTCTAGGAATTGGTGTTGGCTCTACATACAGCGGAACAGCTGGAGCTTGGGCTGGCGCAAACTATCTTGCCCCAACAGGCGCAACCAGCGTAGTCGGCACATCTGGAGCCACCTTCTACATCACAGGCGTTCAACTAGAAAAGGGCAGCACAGCCACATCGTTTGACTACCGTAGCTATGGTACTGAGTTGGCTTTGTGTCAGCGGTACTATGCAACTTCTAGTTATGTTATCGCAGTAGCTGCATTAAGTAATAACATCTGTCCTCCAGTTTCAATGAGAGCAAACCCAACTTTAGCGGGAGGTGGGGCAGGTTTTACAGTCGTTACTGCTACTCCTTTTAACCAAGTTGTAAATCAAACATCTAATGGTGTTCAAGCTATCACCTTCACATCGGAGTTGTAATGTACAAACTTACTCAATACAAAAATGTTGTCCGTATCTTAGATAACGCTGTTATCCCATTTGACCCCGCCAACACAGACTACCAAGCATATTTGAAATGGCTGGAAGAAGGCAACACGCCTGAGCCAGCAGACGAATAACAGCGGAGTAACCAATGTCAGAAACGATTTCAGTAACAGCAGCTCGCTTGGACACTCACGAAGCTGTATGCGCTCAACGGTATGAAACCATTACAGACCGCCTTGATAAAGGTGCGGAACGTATGGACAAAATGCAGTATCTGATTTATGCGGTTCTTGCTTCTGTGTTGCTTGGCCCTGGCGCTGCTGCTGAGTTCTTCAAAAAACTAATCGGTCTGTGATGTGCCAATTGGAACTGCGTTATTCGCGGCGACAACGGCTTTTCAGCTAGTCAAAGAAGGCTGCGCTCTTTACAAAGAAGTGAAGGGCGTAGCTGGAAACGTCAAAGGGATTATTGATGATATTAACTCTCAATTTTCTGGCAAGAAGGTTTCTAAGGAACAAGCTAAAAAGGTTGAAGCTGAGAAGGCGCGTGTTCAAGAGATAGCAAAGGCAGACCCTGACCAAGTTATTTTCAAGATTGGTGACGAGCTTGGAAATATGTTTGATGCGTTTGATACGCTTGAGGCTTTATTTTGGGAACAGGAGAGAGAAGCTAAGAAGTTGCAGGGTAAGGATGTATCACTAAAAAGAATGGCTTTAAAGCGCATTATGGTGAGGCAGAAGCTACTTGCAATGCAGGTTGAGCTGAGAGAACAGATGGTTTATCACAGCCCACCTGAACTTGGCGCTTTGTGGTCGCAGTTTGAGGAAATGCGCGAACAGATTGAAGAAGAACAAAGGTTGGCTCGTGAGAAGCAAGATCGTGAAGACAGGCTTGCAAGGCTTGAGCATGAAGAACTGATGGAAGAAGTGCGAGTGAAATCAATGGATGCAGGGATTGCTGTTGTGATGTTGATTTTTATGGGGTTGATTCTGTGGCTAGTAAAAAATCAAGCGATAGCACGAGCGTCTTTCTGGCACACCTGATTGTTTTAGTTGTGCTGTTGGTTGTCTTCACTTTCTCATTCATGGCTTACGTTGATACGCTATGGATGAAGGCAGAGATTAAAAAAGAGGCTCGTGAGTTGAGAAAACTGAAAGAGGAATTGAAGGAAATGACAAAGTGAAATACTTACTAACAATTGTTCTTTTTGCGATGGTTGGATGTGAAGACCGTTATCGCTATGTTTGCCAAGACCCTGATAAGTTCAACTTGCCAGAGTGTCAGAAACCACGTTGTTTGTTTACTCAAACTTGCCCTGAGTATTTAGTCGCACCAATCTTGGAGAAGAAAATTGAGCCAGCCCAATCACCCGCATCGTCTGAGCGTTGAACAGATTGAAACCCTAGTATGGGGTTTTGTCGTTATTGTCGTCACGCTAATCTTGGCTTTCATTGTGATCGCCTTGCTTTACTCAGTGACATTCGTTGTCCAGCCAATCAAGTCAATGGCTCCTATTGACATGGCTTACACCAAGATGCTGAACGACATTGTTCTTCTGGTCGTTGGTGGCATTGGTGGCGTAATGAGCCGCAAAGGTATTCAAGCAGGCTCTCAGGCCATTGCTTCAAAGGTAGAGGTAAAGGGAGACACAACGCCCCCAAAGCCTAACGACCCATCGGGCGCTTTGCCTGTATGGGTCAATCCTGCTTTAGATGAATCGTGGACTCCACCGCCACCGCCTACAACGCCGCCAGAGCATCTTGAAACAGATCAAGAGCGTGAGCATTTAGCACTTGCAAGGGCATCAAATGATTAATCCGTGGATGATTATTGGCGTAATCTGTGTGGTGCTTGGAACTTACAAGTACGGCACACATACAGGCTACAAAGAGCGTAATCAAGAGATGCAGGCAGAGATTGCCAAGCTGAATGAAGAATCACGCGCTAAAGAGCAAAAACTTGCTGAAGACCTTAATCAAACATCTTCACAACTGAAAGAGGCTAATGATGTTGTCACCAAAAAACAAACTGATCTTGATATTGCCATTCGTTCTGGCAGGGTGCGCCTCAACGCCAGTTGCCCACAAGGGAGTGCAAATTCCACCGCTGCCAGCGGAGATAACCAAGCAGGAAGCGAATCTGAGCAAGCGACTCTTAGAGCTATTGCAGAACTCGCCGCAGAAGGCGACAGAGCCATCAACAAGCTCAACGCCTGCATCACAGCCTACGAGCAAGTAAGGAGCCAAGTAAATGACAGTAACCGCTGAACAACTAGCAAAGCTGCACATTGGCCCACAATGGGTAGATGCTTTAAACGAGACATTTGAGCGTTTTCAGATTGATACGCCTAACAAACAAGCCGCCTTCATCGGGCAGTGTTCTCATGAGTGCGGCAACTTTCGCATCCTTGAGGAAAATCTAAACTATCGTGCTGCCACCTTAATGAAGTTGTGGGCAAAGCGTTTTCCTACTTTAGAAGTTGCAAATCAGTATGGCGGTAATCCTAAAAAAATTGCAAACATGGTTTACTCAAATCGAATGGGAAACCGTGACGAGGCGTCTGGAGATGGGTATCGTTTTCGTGGCCGTGGCTGTATCCAGCTCACTGGTCATGCAAATTATTTTCACGCTGGAAAAGCGTTAGGCGTTGACTTTGTGATGGAGCCTGACCTAGTAGCAACTCCAAAGTTTGCTGCTCTAACTGCTGGCTGGTTTTGGTCTACCCACGATTGCAACCGCTTGGCTGCTAACGGTGATTGGATTGGTCTAACCAAGAAGATTAATGGCGGGACTATTGGCCTTGAAGATCGCGTGAAGCATATCAATCAAGCGCTTGCTGTACTTCAGGCGTAATGCACAAGCAAGGCAAGCACAACGATAAATGCAACAAGGCAGGCAACAACGCCAAGACCAAGGATTGCTGAAATCATAATGATGTTACTCATGCCTATGCTCCATTGCTTCGCCTAATGTTTGGAAATATTCGTCACACCGCTTGCAACGCCAAAGCCTTTGCTCTCTGACAGTTGCAATGCGTTGTTGACGACCCATCCAGCCTTCAATTACTCTTGAATCGCCCCGATAACTTGTCACGGATTCGAGATTTCGTGGCAATCTTTGATTGATTAAGTTCTTCATGTGTTTTCAGGAAATAGTCTAAAGACCCATTTTCTGACGAAATCCTTACTGTTTTCAAGCCAACTTCACGCTGGCGGTAAGGTTTCTTTTCCACTTCGCGCTTGGGCCAAGGTGCGTTGGGGGCTAGTACCGTCTTGTACTTCGGTGATGCGTTCAAATTCTTCATCTTCTTCTTTTGTCCATTGAATGTTGTCATAGCCGTTTGACCAGTTCTTTTGGTCTGTTGGTCGCTGTGAATGACCTTTGCCGCCTGCGCTCATTTAACCCCCTTTGGCATACCTGCCTTTGCATAAGTAAAAAACTCAGTTGGCTCAAGTGAAATGCGCTTAGTCTTTGGAAAGTCGCTCAAAGGACTAGACTTAGTTGTTCCATCACTTTCGCGTGTGGCTCGTGCCATCGTTCCGTACTTCACGCCATTTGCTTTTTGGGCTGCTTCTTTACGGATAGAAGACATAAATTCTGGCATATACGTTTCAACGTACAGCGGTGAGAAAGCGTTAATAGTCATCTAGCATCCAATCAATAAAAAGTCCGAATAGTACAAGGCTCATAGCGTCTTTCCAATCTCTGCCGCTGCTCTTACGATTGCTCGGCGGGTTGCTGCGTATGGGTCATTTTCTAAATGTTCAATAGGCATTGGTGCATATACTGGATGTGAAACATTTACGCCTGTTTTCCACCATTCAATTTCAAGTTTCAACTGCACAGCCAAACGCAGCGCATCACCATCTTCTGTAAGTGGACTCCACCCTTCATGGTCTTGTGAATGACGTAGCACAGTACCAGAAGGATAAACCGCATACACTTCAATTCCAGCCGCCTTTGCAGCCAGTTCTAGCAGTTCTTTATCTGTCATAACAACTTTTCCTGCACTGGCTTAAAGCGCCATTCACGCTCTGAACGACCACTGTTTGATTTGACGGTTAAACCTGTCTGTTCTATCAAATCCATCTTTTCAAGCTCACTAAGCCGCCTGGCAACTTGATTGCTTTCAAGCCCTGTGCGCTCTGCAATACCGTCTTTGCCAAGTGGCCCAAACCGTTGCAGGCAAGCCACAATGACTTCTTGGTGCATCTTGGCTACGTCTTTGATTGAATCAGCCGCTTTGAAGCTGGTGATTGCGTCTGTTGCTCTTGCTCTGAAAAATTTAAACATATCGTTACCTTTGCAAGTTGGTGGCTACTCGCTGCATCTGTTAGGGCTGCACCGTATGAACTGAATCACTTGGTTGAGCGTTATCTAACAGCATCCGCTTTCGCCAAAATCAATTAAAACGTCATATCGTCATCTGGAAAGCCATCGTTTGACTGCTTGGCAGGTGCAAACTTCTGGTCTCCTTCTTTTGGCGTGAACAAATATGCCCATCCTTGCCAGCCGCCTTCAACCAATGGCATCTGGTCAAGTTTAAGCATTGGCCCTTTCTTTGTCTCGATGACGCTGCCAATGCGCTGATAACGCACTTTCTCTTGCCCGTCTTTTTGGTATGTTCCTGAGCGGACAGTTACTTCATAAATTGTTGCCATTATTTTCTTTCAGTTCGTTAAGTTTCGTAATTTTGCCATCCAGTTCAACCAAGAACTTTTTGACTTCTTCTTCAAGCATTGCAATGTAAGCAGCATCACGTGGAACGCGCTTTACAAACAATTGAAGTTCTTTTGGCAACCGTGGGTCAAACGACACAAAGTCACACCATTGGCGACCAGTGCAAGCCATTTGCCATTGCATCTGTGTGTTGTACTTGCCTGGCACTGTTTGGCTCAACAAAGTGTCAATGTGCGTTGCCGTATTGGGACACTTAATCTCAAGCTGCCCAACATCGCCCACAAGCCCGTCAGGAGAAGCGCCAGCGGTTTCAATCGTTGGGTGGGTAATCATGGCAACTTCATCCACTAAAACGTCAGCATGGGCTTCATACGCCGCCCTTGCCAATGGTTCTGTGTCTGTGCCATGCTGCATAGCTGCATTGGAATATGATTCTGCTACAACGCCTGTCATACGCTCACAAACCAACTGAGCCATGTAGTTATCACGGCTGGTGCTGTAACCCGTCTTTGTCTTAGCAATAACGTCAGCAACACGGCTGGCGGTCACTTTTCCCAAGCGTTGTGCAAACCATTCTGGTGAACCTTGTTCAATCATGTTTTTTCCTTAATTTCATCAAATCTATTTTTTGAACTGTGAACAAATAATTAGACCTTTTATTTCTTGCTTCTGCTTCATTTTTGGCTTCTGCATGATTAAAACAAATTTTGTGAATAGTAAAAGCGGCAAGGTGTCCAGCCATTCGATATGGCAAAGATGGATGCTTTCTAACAATCCAAATCACACTTAAATCATCAATTAAGGAATTTAAATAGTCTTCTTTGCTAAGAAAAATTTTCATTTCAAACTCGCTTTCTTTTCATCTTTGACCGCAATGATTTTCTTTTGCCAGTTAGCGTCTGTGCCACAGGCTTTGTACGCAGCTTGGTAAGCGGCTTTAAGCGTTGCTTCGTCAGTTGCATCTTGAATTGCTGTGATGTGGTCAGCCATTGCTGAACTGTCAAGAGATGCTTGACGGTTGGATGCTTTGTTTCCATCATCATCTTCTGGAGCAATGCCACAAGCTGCCATCAATGAATAGCGTCTTGCGTATGTAAGCGCAGAAGCGTAGCCTTGTGGGTCTCGTTTAACCGCTGGAAAGTGAACAATGCCACATTCAAGCATCTCGCCTGATTCATGGACAAAGACTGTTTCGCACATGATGCCATCGGCGCAGTCGTAGTTCTTTTGCAAAAGGAAGATGCCGTTGTTGTTAAGCGCGTCAATCACAGCTTCAACGCAGGCTGAAAGGTCAGCATACTTTGAGCGAAAGTGTGGATTGGTGGAAGTCTTGAGTGCAGGGCCAAAGGCTTTTTGTGCTTTGACCAAAGCTGATGCAATGTTTTTCATTTTGTTTCCTTGTTAATTTGTTCTTCCACTTCGCAAGCAATGCCAAACAAGTGCATATCAAAGTCAATCAAGTCATAAGTGAAATTGCTTTCTTTGACTAACAGGTTGTGTTTCATAGAAAGAACGATTGCTACACATTCTTTGATTTGGTCAATGTCAAGTTCAAGTCGCATGATTAACCCCACAGTTGTGAAACAACAAAGCCAGCGGCAAAAGCGCAGGCGATATAAACCCAGAATTCAGCTTGTTCGCTAACGTCTGAACGGTGGCCTTCCATCCATTCCCAATGCTGACGCGCTTCAATAGCGTCATAAGTGTTTGGGTAGGCTTCCTGCATAGTGCGGGGATAGGTGCGTGTGGTGTCGTTAAGTTTCATTTTGTTTCCTAAGTACCGTTTGCGTTGCGCTGCGGGATGTATGTAATATAGCAAACTAGACAGCAAAAAACCAACAAACATAAAAATATTTTTCAATCTGTTGTTTTCTTGTCAATTTATCTATACACTTCAATCATGGACATTCAAACAATTATCAACAAAGTAGGCTCACAGAGTGAGCTTGCAAGGCTTCTTGGCGTAAGCCGTGGGGCTGTGTGGCTGTGGAAACGTGATGGCATCCCACAGTCTCGCGTCTGGCAACTTCAGGCGCTACATCCAAAACTTTTTAAGGAACTCAA